GGTACCTCAAGACCATATATCGTTCCAAGTCTTTCATCAAGGATCGGACGAACATTTTCGAGAGATTGTCTAATGTGAGGAAGAAATTCCGTAACATCTTCATTTAGCAAATACCTTTCAATAATTGAATGTACTAGGGTTCCACGGCCGGATGCTTTTCGGCCGATTGCATCTGCTACCTCGGTCCCAACCCGAGCCCTCCACTTTGCAATAGCTTCTTCTGATAATATACTTAAAACAGTTGTAATGCTAGGATAACGACTACCGTCAGGAGTAACATAAGTTCTACCTGTTGACTTTGTATCTGCAACCAGGTCATCATAGCCAAGATCAATTTTCTCATGTTTAAACTCCATATTATTTCGGTGTGCAAACCACATCCGCCTTTTTATAATTAAAATTATATAAATCTTTTATATTTTTATCAAACCAGTCAGATAATTTATTTTTTCCAATTTTCATATATTCGATATACATTATCGGTTTGTGTTTTTTAATTGTATTTAAGCTACCATTGAGTGCATGTATTTCCATACCTTCAATATCTAGTTTAATAAAATCAACCTTATCTAAATTTAAATCGTCTATTTTAATAGATTCAACCAAAGTACTACCTATAGGCTTTTGCCCAACATCCCTAGATTGTGTTAACAATTCAACGGAACCAAATGAACCGGTTTTTGTATAATCATATACAGGAACATTAATTACTCCAGGTTCGTCACTAATTGCTTGATTGAATGGAAAATAGTTTTTAAACTTATTTAATTCTGTAGTTTCTTTTAAATGTTTAAATACTTCTGGTTGTGCTTCATATGCATACACAGTTAAATTTTCTAATTTACATCTCAACGAATATGAAAATAAACCATGATTTGCCCCAGCATCTATCATTACTGGATTTTTTATACCCTTTAATACATCGGCACATAGTAACACTTCATCTTCGCCAATATATCTACCAGTATCAATAAGTCTTTTAGCCTGTTTTGTATCGGATGGTATCAGTGATATCCTACCCATGTAACAATCATAAATCATTTATAACCTAACATTTCTTTTGCCATAATATAATCTCTAAGAAAATCTGATCGGACAATATCAGCCCAATTAAATTGGATAATCTCAAAGTTTTTAAGGTGTTCAACAATCCGTAAAAACTTTTGAATGCCTTCCTTTTCAAAGCCATCTTTAAAATCTGATTGATTATAATCACCACTAAAAATAATTCTACAGTTTTCACCAACACGAGTAATTACTGAATCAAGTTCATGAAAATTTAAATTTTGCATTTCATCTACGATAATAACAGCATTATCTATAGTCATACCACGTATGAATGATGTTGTATGAAATTCAATTTGTTTTGATGAAATAAGCCTATTGTATCCAGCATTATCGCCAATTAATTGTGTACACATACCTTGATATGTTATTTCATATGGAGCCTTTTTTTCATCCAAACTACCAGGTAAATAACCAATATCACGAGTAGGAACAACAGATCTAAAAATTATAATTTTATCATATGGTGTAGCTTTTTCTAGCATGGCTTCTAATGCCAAATACATTGCAACAAATGTTTTACCTGTACCAGCTGAACCAGCTAATACTAGATTATCACCATTATCCCAGGCTTCATAAGCCTTTACCTGATTCTCAGTAATAGGCTCATGTATGACTAGATCGTTAATTGATGCTTTTGATCTACTACTCATGTTTTAATTTTACTTTGTCGGCCAGCACCTTTATCTATTCTTCCTAATAAATCTTTCCACCCATCACTAGTATTTGAATTAGCATGGGTTTTAGTAGATGATACAAAATTACCTGTTGATAGTACTTTAACAACATCTTCATCTTCAAGCAATGGTGCTAACTCATGAAATGAACAATTAACATCCCATTCCTCATTTGTTGAAATTCTACGTAGTGTATATTTCGGCATTATTAAACCACTCCGGTATTGGACGTTTTGTCCATAACATTTTAAACCTATCTTGTTTTGTTTTATAATATGCACGATATGATCTAATAGGTTCATTGTAAAAGAAACATTCCGGATTGGTACCCATTGCCAATTTAAATGGCGTTAATGGACCTTTTGGAATATTCCTAGGTAATGTCCACAATGCAGATCTTAGTTTAGAATCAGTAGCATGCACTTTATTATACCGATATGTATACTCTTCACAAAGGGCAATAAAATGTTGGTGATGCCAACGATAGTTGGTATCTGATTCCATAGTCCATATTGTGCATGGGTGTTTGTGATGCACTGCTTTATAGTAGAGTAGCTCTGCTTCGATATCGACGTCGCCTAAGTCATAATAATCAACCATACGTTTACCAGATTTGGACGGTCGTTTTTTCTTCTCACCATCCAATATCCGATGAGCTGTTGACAACATCTGGGCTGACTCTACAATCATTTTTACAACATGTTTGTCACATTGCATTTGTGCAGAGATGATAGGACATTGGTCCAGAACAAATATATTCATAATGTAATTATTTCCACCATAGTTATTATACTATTATTATATCAAAACTTTCACTATCTGTAAACCATTATTTTTTTAATTAAAATGAAAGTTGAACTCCTTGTGATATGAGTGTCTTTACCATAAAATCTCTTTTCTTAAGAATGTTTTTAGCTTCCATAGATCTACCTTTTTCCATAAGTTTTGCTGCATAATTTTCAAGTTCAACTAGATCGTTCTTAAGTCTTTGGATTTGAATGATAGGCATATGAGTTCCTTTAAGAAAAAACGAGCGCGTACAAACATACACACTCGTGTTTAGAGTTAAAAATTTAAGGAGACTAATCTTTGAGTAGACCAGGAAAAGCCTCCTCTACAACTTTACGCGTAATTGATTTATATGGTTTTTTATTAATCATATTAACAAGAACTTTTGCATCTTCAGGATGCACACCCTCCAACATTGCCAAGAACAATCTTTCTCTTTTCCATTTAGGTAGTTGTTCACTGGCCGGTAAACCTTTTACAAAATATTTAAACTTTGCATTTTCTCTAATTAGGTTTGCTGGATGGTTATGTGGTTCACATTCCTCATATGGTACTTCACCTTCCGGTAGATTCCATATAACAGTAGAATCATATGTACCTCTTAAAACATCCTTTAAAGCCCAACTCTCATTTGTTTTAAGAGTCGCGACCTTATCTGCCTTAGTTTTATCTTTACTTGCTTTATCTAAAATTTCAAAAACATATTTTCCCATTTATAAAAATTCCTCCACAGATTCAATCAACATCTTCATGTTATTATTTATAAGATAAGGCAGAACTTTTCCTTCATTAAACACAGTAATCCAAAAGTCGTCAATAATTTTTGCGCGTAACTCATCAGGAGTTTTAGAAAGATCGATAAGAGTTTCGTTACGACAATAGTTACGATACCATGAAGCTGCATAAAGTAATTCACCTTCAGCAAGATCTTCAAGTATTGCTTCTTTCTTCTTCTTAGATAGTGGTGTCTGTCTGTCACCGTTCACAAATGTATCGTCATGCGATAATACGTTTGGTATACCATCGCCTGCATCGCCAGTAAGAATCTTAAGTTGTAGATTTTGGCGAGGATAAGTTTCTTCTACAAACTTTTTAGTCATAGGAGAAAACTGAGAAACATTATCATACTTCTGCAATTGTTTAAAGTCGTGATCTGAAGATACGATCATTACTTCTTCATATTGACCGAACTCCTGTGTATGATCAACCATAGTAGCAATGATATCGTCTGCTTCACACTTATCAATATGAATAACTTTGTAAGGAAAGTTTTCTTTGATTTCGTCTTTGACTTGGTGCATAATACGAAATGCTTCTGCCCAATCAAAATCTGATTTATCACGACCTGACCGACGATTTGCTTTGTATTGTGGGAAATAATCGCGACGCCAACTTGATGAGTCACATGCAAGTACCATCTGACCGTACTTATCTTTGAACTTTTTATTGTACATGCGAAGTGAATTAAGAATCATATGACGAAGCATACTTTCATCATTGACTTTATTGACAGCAATAGTGGCAATAGCAATGCCAGAGAAATCGACAAGAATCATAATTATTTCACCTCACGCATATATTCTTCGGGAAAATCGTAATCATTACAGAATTGTAGTAGGCTTGAGAAATGACCGAAGAAAGCATAAATCGGATTTCCGCCACCAGGTCCATGATGAGTGACAAGTTTAATTGAAATGTCATATTTTTTGGTATCATTGATAAGATCAATGAGTGGACAATTGTGTGCAATGTCAAGTTCGATAGTGTACATTTTAGCTCCTACTTTTATTATAGGATTATTATATCACGCTTTTCCGTAAATGTACACAAATATTTTCACTTGATATGAAAAAACTTCAGGATACAATTCAGGATCCGCTAATCGGTCTCCGTAATAATTGATAAGTCTTTGGGTAAATGTCTCGAATGAATTTTGCATCCTATAAACTCGTTGTAATAGTCGTCTCTTAATAAGACGTCATAGTCAAATTGTAATTTAGCTTCATAATAAGACATCTCACCTTTTGTCTTACAAAGTCTTAGGATTTCTCTTTTGTAACTATCTTGCCCTCGCTGTTCAACGAGTAATTGAAGTTTTTTATTAGATCCATAATATTCTCGCCAGTCAGACTCGACTTTGGTCTTAATCCGTCTAGTTCTTTTACTATTTTTTGGTAGTATTTTAGGCCGCCAGAAGTTCTTTTTACCGATATATTTTTTATCTGTATCCAGTTCTGTGATGAGATAGACAAATCCCTGATATTCTTCTGGGGTATCATCATAAAAATTTCCCTTATATAACCACATAAAGTTATTTATTACTTATAGAAATCCGTTTATAGTAGTTATAATCATTCAATATTGTTCTGAGTTGCCTAATTGTTTCATGTTGCAATTCTTCTCTATGGGTTCCAATTCTACCTTTGCGAACTTTCATTGCATTTGGGTCTTCACTAGTTTTATGTTTTAAATGATAGCCCTTTGAATTAATGGGATCTAGGTGTAGGTTTTTCATATTATCATATAAACCAAATTCAATTGCTTCCTCGAGACCTTCAGTTGATATATCATAATATCTTAAAACTTCATATATCACATTGTGTGCATTAGCAATAAGATCTTCATATTTTATAACCATAGTATTTTCCTTTTTATTTTCTAAAAAGGAAAAATGGTGTTTAATAATTTTATCAATCCAGTCAATACAAAATTCGTCTATGGTTTGCCCCTCTGCAGTTTTATCATATTTACGATGAACCCTTTGGTGGTAATATGAAACAACTGTATCCAAGGGGCATCTTACTAGATATAATATTGGTAAATCATGATAAAGTTCATCATGAGTAAACGTATATAATCCCTTTGCCTTTGTTTTATCTAGCATTACCCTAACCCATGTTCTTCCGGATTTTGGGAATGATACCAAGATAAATTTTTTATTCATTATAATTTTCTTCAGATATGTCTGTAATTTCCGAGGCCCTTCTACCACATACAGGGCAGAACTCTGGCGTCTCTCCATTTTCACAGAGAACTACTGTGACACTATAACATTCTTCGCATTCAATTTTGAATTCGTTTTCCACTGATTTCCTTTATTTCTTTTTTGCGGTTATCGGATGCGGTAAACCATTCGCGAATTTCATCACTTGACCTACCACACCCTATACAAATGTTATCTATTAGAGTACAGATTTTAATACATGGACTAGAAGTCAATGTCACACGCGCCGCCTGCACAAGCAGCTGCTGCCATAGTATCTACATCAGTAAACACTTGTTCAGTAAGATCTTCATTCCAATTAGGCAGTTGTAGATGTTGTTGAATTTTGTTCCATTTATGAAATAGATATGCATCCTTCAAACAATGCTCTGTTTTCTTAATATCACCTTTAAGATAACTGGTAGCAAAGTTTTCAAATCTGCGTACCCAATCTTGTCTTGCAGAATTTTCAGATGACTCCAAACTAATATCTAAACCAAAACCTTGAGCAGTGGCACAAGCATCCCACAAATTAGGAAATACTTTCATGGCATCAACCACAAGACCTGATGCAAAGATAGATGCTGCACCATATTTACGAACCATTTGCTTTTCATCAATGACTGCAGTATTTGGTGCCTGGTTATAGTCCTTATCACCAGACATACTTAGGAATGAAATACCAGAAAATGAATAACGATTTTCGAATACATATTTCTCTACATCATCCCAATCGTCCACAATAATTGTGTTTGATACATTATGTCGTATACCTTTATCTGCACAAAGTTCTTCATTTGTGCCAGCAATAACCCAATGTTTCTGAGCCTTTTTTACAAGTTCAAGATGTTTTACACCAAGCAAATCATCTTTATACATTGAGCCTTTATTTGGAATAATAGGATATGAAATTACAACATCTGTGCCATTAGCAGACCATACTGATTCTTCAACCATATATGGATTTGACTTAATAATAGCCTGTGTAATCTCAGATTCCTTATTCATTTGGATATTACGGATGTACATAGGGCTATGCTCGGCATGTATGCCGGAAGCAGTTTGAAGTAGTACGGAAGCATTGCCACTGGGCTTAACACAAGTAGTCCTAGCAGCAGGATTAATGCCAATAATTCCGGCAACTGTTTTATTGATATCTTTGACAATCTTGGCTCCCTTTTCTAAGATTTTTTCGTTAAACAATACTTCAGGATTATTCATCCAACCGGTAATGGAAACACCAAGTAATGCCTCACGATCAAAAATCTTCTTAGATACTGGAGAAAGGAATTGAAAGTCTGTATAGCCAGCTTGTAGTGTACCTAGGATAGCACCTGCGCGGCAAGCCTTATAGAAATCTTCTTCGGTCTTACACATGCCACCATTGATCTCGGTGAGGTTACAACCTTGCCAACCTGATTCACCTTCGTATTGTGGGAACATTCCGATTTCAACACAAGGGTTAGTAGTATGTTCTTTCGAGGTAGTAAAGTAGAAACCTGGTTCACCGAATGATTTCACAGACTCCATAATCTTTGCAAACATTTCAGGAGTAGCTTCATCTCTTACAATTACTGCAGAGTTATTACTACGGCCACGCTGTGGGTTATCCATAAACCAATTACCAGTTTTTGCATTCATCATCTCATCATCTTCTGGTGAGAAAAGGCAGATAGTTGCAGAACGGCGAACACCACCTGAAAGGACTGCATCAGCCGCATGCATACAAATATCATATACAGTAATAGGACGAATTACAACCTGTTCCTTTGAATCAATAACAAGACTTTGCAGGATCAATTCAATTTTATCGAGTGCTTTGCGTAGACCCTCCGGACCGGGGGCTTTAAACCCACCAGAGATTTTGGCACCTTTTGGACGAATATGTGTTAGATCAAAGAATACTCTACGTCCTTCGTATTCTGGGTATTTACCACCACCAACAAAATATGATGCCATAAGAACATCAAGTGCAGTTGCCCAACCTTCAATTGAGTCTTCTACAATGTGACCTTTGGCTTGTTTAGTTCTTTGTTGTATTTGTGGAAGTTTTGCAATGTGATGTTCTTGTACAGAGAAACCTGCACCTGCACCACACAATAGAATATAGAAAAATTCACCAAAGAATTCTGGACGATCAGCATAAGATGATGTACAATTATACATTCTCATCTGATGTTTCATTAATGAATCACCACCAAATTGTAAGGCGCGTTGAGCTCCAAGTACGCGCTGTTCTTTGTAAGACGCACGAGCTTCTTCAATATAAGGTCTTAAATTTTTTTCAAATTGTGAATAATTCGTTTCGTGCATTTCAATAACACGATCTACGGCCTCATCCCATGATTCATAGCCGCCGTTACCTTCCTCTTTAAACCGGGAATATCCTTCATAAAATTTCGTTTGGGACAAAAAATCCCTAGTGTCTACATTTGGTGTAGCCATTATATTACCTCGATTGTTTGATTGTTTTTATTTTATAGTAGTATTATATATTAAAACGCGCGCTTTGTAAACACTTAAATGAAGCTTTATAAGCGTTTTTTAAAAAATAATTTTTTACTTATGGGAGATTAGAGAACAACTTTTTCTCTGTTTACTAAATGTGCTTCAGCAATATCATCTTTTGATTGGCCATGATACGCTACAGCATTATGTGAATTAATAAGAGATTCACAGAGACTCAAATCATCAACATGTAAATCGCCAAGGATACGACCGAACTTTCCCTTTGAATCATAACTACGGGTAACTAATTTTACTTTTTTATTTTTAAGAAATGTTTGAACAAATTTCTTAGCGTGTAACCCGTATTTTTTTTCTTCGAGATCTCTTGTTCTCGACTCAGGTGTATCAACACCATATAATCGTACCCGTTCATCTTTTAGCCAAACTCCAAATCCTAGATCAATATCAATATCAACAGTATCACCATCAATAACTTTAACTACTTCACATCTATATTCATACATACTATTCTCCGATCTGTGCGTTTACTTTTCTGTGACCATTCCAAGCAACAAAGCCACCGATGCGTAATGCCCAATATGCTAAGTTATTCAGGAAGTGAAATCCGTTTTGTTCAATATTAATATCTCTAAAGATTTGATCAGCTTTCTTTTGATCAATCTCACCCATGGTTGATTTCTTATCTGCTTTTAAAAGTGTAGCATACTTATATGCATAGTCATGTACCAGACCACCCATTAAAAGAACACCAGTTGGTGATAACCATGTATGTAAAAACTTAGGGATAGATGCACCATCAAATCTAAATCCTGCTGGGATTACATATTGTTCACCTTCAATTTCATATGACCAATCTTTAGCTACTTCCCAATGACGTGTACCTGTTAGCCACATCCATATTGCACTCCAAAAACCTTTACCAGCTGTTTCTATTTTAATAGGTTTTAGTTGTGGCATTTCGGTATATCTAAATCCAATAATATCTTCATCTTGATCAACTCCGAGCCAGTTGATAATCCATCCTATGATAATTAAAATACCTACGATAGTAAATTGCCACCAAGTGACAAATTGATCAATTATGAAATCCATGGTTACTTTTCCTCCGTAACTGCTTTTTCATAATATACAATTATCTCACCTTGTTGATTTATATATCTTTTTAACTCAGAAATATTGAGTGCTAGGTTTTCATAATCTTTCATACTTAATGCAACAAAAGCCAAGTCGCCATATAACTCTGTGAACTCTTTTTCAAATTCTGCAAAGTTATCTTTGGTAACTACAAAGACTCTTGTATCACTGAGCTGGAGTGGTTTCGGTAGAGCTACTGTTGGTATCTGTACCTTTTCCACTTTGGTTACTACTTTCACTTCCGGTTCCACCCGGCCGCTGCAACCACTGAGGATTAGGACGGTTGCCATCACCGCCAGTATCTTCCATAAGACCACGCCACAGGTTTGCTGAAGCGCCATTCATCTTTCCTTCTAATTGTTTAGAGTCTCGTAATGCTTCCACCACAAGATTTAATTTACTTAATTTAGTTCTTAATTCATCACCATATGCTTCTGCCTTCTGGAGTGAAGTAGATAATTCTTTATTTAGATTACCAAGCTTTACCATATCTTGTTGTAATGTCGCAACAGATTGTTCTGCAGTTTCTACAGCAGATTCTAGTTTAACATTATTTTCTCTGAGAGTGGCAATAATTGCTTGTGTAGTGTCATAGTAGTATTTAGCGCCATAACCAATACTGGCGAGAATGCCGAGAACAATAATTAAAATATAAATCTTAATCATAAATCACCTTTGGTTATTTTATCCTTCAAATTCTGCAGTTGGTGGAGTAAAGTTAGAAGTGTATCTTGCTAAACCTTTTGTTACTCTTACATCTTGCATATACCCTTCGAAACTTCTATCACTGGCACCTGCACTATATGATTGGGTACCTATAAAAGCTCTTCCAGTAGGAGCATATGTTAAAGCACCACTTATTGCTGTTGGACCAGCTACTAACACTCCGTTAACATATGCAGATGTGTTGTTATTGCTTTCTCTAACAAATGCAATATGATACCATTGATTTAATGAGGTACAAGGAGCACTGGTTGACAAAAGGACAGGTGATCCAGATCCTTTAAACATTTGAACATTACCATCGGATTTTATTCCAAATGCCAAAAAGTCTGCACCAACACTTAAATTGGCGCCATGAGTATATATATCATTTGCATATGTATTATAAACTGTTGGATACATCCAAGCTTCAATTGTGAAAGCATTTGCACCGCCTAATCCCATGTCATTAGAGCGTACATAATCACTTGTTCCATCAAAATATATTGCTGAAGAAGTGGTAAATTTTCTTTGAGTATTTGATGCGGTAGGAGTACCAACCTTTGTTAACAAAGATCCAGAACCTTGTTCCCAAATATCATTCTTATTTTTGCAAGTAAGTAACTGAGTATTTGTAATTGCTGTTAGTGGCGCAGTTGGTGGTGTAAAGTTTGATGTGTATAACATAGTACCATCAATTATTCTTAAATCAGCAATATAACCAGTAAAATCAGAACTTGTATTATTACCAAGTCTACCTATAGTTATTGGATAAGCAGAAGCAGCCATATGAGTAGAGTTATACAAATCACCGGTATGATTGTCCACCTCTATTCCATTAACAAATAATTTTCCTGTATTACTAGATGAATTATTTGAAAATGCAATATGATACCATGTATTAGACTTTGGTGAAAGGTTGTAAGATAAAGGAGTTCCTATTGATGCTCCTAACCATAGATTACCGTCACTTCTTTGTTGAATATACCAGTTAGTAGCACTACCATCATAATTTGATACAAGAGTTTGACTAGCAGCTGTGTAAGCAGTTGTAAGGTACATCCAAAATTCTATTGTAAATGTACCTGATAATCCACTATTTGATGCACTACCTGCTGTTATATAATCACTAACACCATCAAAGAATACAGAACCGCCATAATTAGCTTTTGTATAAGCTTCATAATCATATGGGCTAAATCTTTTTGTTGATGTATTACCAAATGATGTAATTGTATGATTGTTTGATGATCCATCAGCAATGTAAGGAAGATGACATGTAAGTAAAGAAGTATTTGCGACTGCTGTTAAAGGTTCTGTAGGAGTAGAAATTGTAGTTTCAGATGGATCATAGATTGCAGTACCATTCACTAATCTAAGATCCCTTATTGTTCCATTATAATCACCACCGGTGCCATTATAAGTTCCTATAAGACTAGTACCGCTAGATGCTCCGTAAACTGTAGATGCTGTATTAGTATCAACTCTAGTACCATTTAGAAACATAGCTTCTGATGAACCAGATCTTACTACTGCAACGTGATACCATGTGTTTAATGCAATAGAAGAATTAGCACTTTGTAAAGTAACACTAGCACCATCTGGAGATATTCCAACAAAATTAGATGCTGAGCTAAGAAATAGTTGATAAGTTCCCATTTTAATAATATTAGGATGTTGCGTATCTAATGCTAGTGCATTAGGGTTAAACCAACATTCAAGAGTAAAATCGCTGGTTAGGTTAAATGCAGATGTCATAGTAAATGATAAGTAATCACTAACACCATCAAAAGAAGTACTATAACCACCAGGATGATATGGTGACAATGCAGTTGAAGTTACATTACCGTTTTCTGTAATGGTATAATTATTGGTTGAGGCATCAACCTGGTTATCAGTACCAGCTGTATCCGCTTTT